TCATCTTCCTTAACAGATATAGTGACAGATGGTTTATGTTCACACCAATGCCTTTGAAACATAAGCCAATACTCTAGCTGTTTAATAGCTGTCATCTCTGTCCTAGTAGTAGCACCTTTAGGTGACTTCATAGGAAAGCTAAAGACAGTTGTGCTGTCAGGCTTCATAACATCAGGCTCACTAGGTATGCCACTCTCTTTCATAAACTGTGTGATAGGGTCTTTGTTATCTCCACGTACAGTTCTAATATAGAAAGGGTTATGCCTTGCATGTATGCCTGATGCACTGTCAACTAGTTGTGATACTGTACCACTAGGTTTGACACATGTTATAGCAGTAGATTGAGGTATGCCTAACTCTTTAGCAATCTTCTTATTAGTTTCTACTGCTACATCTTTTAGTATTTTTAATACTTCTTCTGTCCATATAGGGCAGTCAAGTATACCTGTTAAAGATACACCTAGTAATCTTTCTTCTTCTGTATTATCTCTCCATACTTTACGTAAGTATTTAAAGTCGGTGAGTGTAGATTGAAATGTACCCAAGATAGTAGCCATACGTACTTTATTTTTCAAGGATACTAGGTCATCTGTTTCACGTGCAACAACTTCTGTAAGGTTACAGAACTGATAAGGTCTAAGTATAATCTCACTACATGGATTACAACCAAACTGTATATAATCTTCAGGCTCTGAAGGGTTTTCTTTTTCAGAAGACTTACGTCTACCATTCTCTTCTACCTTACGTATAGCAGACTTTCTATTAAAGATACCTCTTTCTCCTGAATGAGATTCATAAAGTGCCAACCATTCTCTCATGAATGTACCCATAGTAGGCTTACCTTTGTAAGCTACAGAGTTGTTAGCTAGTGACCTTTGGCTTTCATAATCATACCATTTACCTGACTTAGCATGTCTCATTTGGTCATCACCTAAGTTAGACAAAGATATAAGAGCAGAACGTCTTACACCACCTACAACTACAACTTCACCTATCTTACACATAAGGTCGTGACATTCAATAGGGTATAATCTTCTGCCTTTAGCACCTTTAAACTTCTGTATACAAAAGTTAAACAGGTCAACTAGTGGAGCAGGTCCTGATGCTCTACCACCAAAGGTTTTTAGTCTAGCACCTGCAGGTCTTACATCTGATACATCCCATGTAGGCACTTGTCCTACATATAACATAGCTATTAACTCACGTAATGCTTTAGACCATCCGGGTCTGCTATCACCTACCTTTATTATAGTAGATGATTTCTCAAAGTGTTCATTAACAACAGGTAGTTTGTCTACATTCTCTCTCTCAACAGAGAAACCTACACCTGTACCACACATGAGTATATACATACACTCATCAAAACTACGTGGACTATCCACAGGTATATAGCTACAGTTGTATCCTGCTACATGACATCTATCTAATGCTACACCTGCAGTCATCAAGGCTCTCATACTAGGCATAACACCAAGAGACATTATTGATTCACTTATCTTTTCTTTCAATGCTTTCGTTATTATATAATTATGCTTAGTCTTCAAATGATTACTCATGTAATCAAAGTATCTATCCACAGTTTCAACCCAAGTCTCTCTGCGTTGCTCATCCTCTTTCCATCTTGCATATCTAGAAAGAGCAATAAAATTTTGATAATCAGTCGGTAAATAGTTTCTCATTTAGGTCTCCTCTGTTACTATTTTTATACTCTTAACTTTCACTCCTTCTATCTCGTGAAAAGTCTCATTTATATATTCTTCCATTTCTTCATCTACTCTGCCATCGGCAGGTACTGCATATTCTTCTGCATCTATATGCAGTGTCATCATGATTTTAACTCTCATTGCTTTCAACCACGTTAACTAACTCTTCGAGATACCATTGTGCTTTCTTCAAATCTTCTACACCATTCTTGTACCTGTATCTCCATAGGTACTTCATAATATTTCCTTGTAGGTAGTATTCAAACCCACCATCTGTCATAGCCTTGATAGCTTCTATTGTTTCTATACCTGCCTTATTATAATGAGGTGGGTGGTTGACCATATCAAGATTATCAGACTGTTGCATTGCTTGTTTCTCTTTCATTCTCATATACTCCATGTGTCTTAGCATTCTTTATGCCTCTGGTTTAAAATTTACGTGTATTATATTATTAACACGTTCTCTAGTCTTAGTCAACCTTTCAATGCCATCAATCATGTCATCATGTGATAAATATTTATCAGCTAATCTTTCTGTTTCATCTCTAAATATTTTATTCTCTTCCATCAAGGGAACAGAGGCACATATTTGCTTAGTAAAAGAAATCATAGAATAGAAATCATCATCGTCAAGTCTATTAGCTTTATCTACTACCATTTTAAGAGTAACTTCCCCTGTCCATTTATTCTTCTTATCAAGATGAGGTCTAACTACTATCATAAAATCAGTAGGTTCTATATTTTGTGTATCCATATTTATCTCCTTATCTTTTTTGTTGAAAATCGTATGAACTTAGGATGTTTGTTTTTACCCTTCTCTTTCAACCAATCTTCAGGGATTATCCTATCGTAGTATCTGAATCCGTGCTTGATGCACCACTCTGCGTATGTAGATTTCGCACCTTTGCTTAGTTTACTTCGACTGTTTGTAAATACAAATCTAATATCTAGCTTTGGGTGTTGCTTCTTAATGCACAAGTGTTTTCTTCTATCCGTTGTTAGGAATCTTCCCTTTGTTTCTATTATTATACCATTGTTTAATATAAAGTCAGGAGTATAGGTGCGATAAGATAAGTCTTCCCACTCTATTTTAATACTCTCATAATCGTAATTATGATTTATAGTATCAAGAGCCATAGAAATCTTAAACTCTAATCCACTCCTATACCCATGCTTTATAGCATCTCTTCTGACTTTATGAGGAGACATTATAGTAGTCTTCGCCATCCTGTAAATGGATTGAACTCATAGGAGTCTTGAGAGTAACCAAGAGCCTTCATCTCTTCTTTAACAGCTTCGTCTGCCATCTTCTTGGCTTCCATAGCTTCTCTCAAACCTTTGGTTCTCATTTCACGGAGAGTCTTCTTAGCTTCTGCTAATTCTTTCTCCATATTTGCAATATCCTTTTGCAGGTCTTCCATTTTTTGTGTCATTACTTTACACTCCATATTTTATTTGCTTCTTCTTTTATACCTGACCACATCCATGAATCTAGGTTAGGATAAACCAAAGAAGCAATCTCATGCTTATCATTACTGATAGACAAAAACTTTTGTATACCCAAAGCTACTTTAACAAGTTGCTTCTTGTATGCAGATAAGTTTTTAAGGGTAAACTTCTTGTACTCTTTTGGAGTAGCAAAGAATAAGTCTACACTATTTTTAGGATATGCCATAGAATAAAAAGCCATCTGTCTTTTCTGTGCTTCAGTAGGTTTGCTAGGCATCCTTGTGGTTGTCTTCAAGTCTACTATCTTATCAGAAAATCTGAAGTCTATATATCCCATGATAGGAACAGGCATGTCATCAATTTGAACCTCAACTTTCTCTTGGTATGCTTCAAGATTATCATAGTCAAAGTTCTCATCAATGACAGTGCCAAAACCTTTTAGTAACTTCTTCTCTCTAGCTGTCTTCACATCTCCTAAATCAATACCTGATTCAGCACACAGAGACATGAACTTTACATCTAAGAGATTAAAGTCAAAGGTTTTCTTCTCATACTTGTCTGCTAACGCAAACTCAGTAGCAATACCCCTAACAGCACTCGCACCACTTGATGATTTAACACCAAACAAATATCTAGCCACCCACATAGGTGTATCATTAATGTACGTATTAATGCTACTAGGAGACAGATAGTTTATACCATGTACCTTAAAGGGGTTATTGCTTCGCACTATGCATTTTCCACTTCGATAAAGTTATCCTCTGCATCAATGATATCACTAACAGCATTAGACATATCATCATCAATAGAGTTCTGTGATGCCTTTTCACTCCACTCGGACACTATATATTGATTATAGTTCTCTACCCAAGAGAGGAAGTCACCAAACATAACTTGGTCTTTATCGGAGAGGTTAATCTTCTCAGACAAGTTCAACGTGCTAGTAGGTAAATAGAATCTGCTACCATTAGGTAATTCTCTAGGCTCAGTAGCTAGAGCAATACTGTGCTGAACAGGCAAACACTTTTGCTTTGCAAGTTTAGTAAAGTTAGTACCAATAGTTTTAAATGCTTCTCTATTATCTATCTCCCATATGAATGGAGTAGTCTCAAACTTAACATCCTTACCATTGGCATCAACAGCATTATGTAAATCAACTAATCCAAACACAACACGAACACGTTTAATCTGCTTGATAAGGTCTTTAGTTTTATCAGGCAGAGCATCAAAGTCCTGTATCCAACCTGCAGGTTTACCACAGTTGAATCCACCTTGATTGTCCTTCAGGTCTTTATTAAGAGAGTCAGCCATGACTGTCTTATGATAAGTACCCATAGGTTCTCCTTTTTTTGCAGACATATTCTTTACAAATCTCTTGTACATATATCTCTGCATGAAAGGTCTGATGGTGGCAGTCTTGCCATACAACACCTGACCTTCAGGTATATCTAATTTATACGTACCACCCTTCACTATAATCTCATCATCATCTATAATAGGTGCATGATTGATTTTAAATCTAGGTAGTTGTGGAGTTTTTTTCTCAACCACATTTGATTCATTAGCTATACCCATAGCCTTTGCCATAGAATCGTAATTGTTAGTGTCTATGGTCACTAGGTTTGCTTCACTCATATTATATATCTCCTTTTAAAGTTAAAATGTTTCATAGTTATATCAGCTAACGTCTTTAGTGTCAAGCCAATTATTACCTATTTTTGCCTCTAATAATAGAGGTACATTAAAGTCTATTTTAAACTGTTGATTTATTATAGCTTTCATGTCTTTGTTGATGCTATCCAATATAAAAATAACTTTGTTAGTCTCATCAGGATGTACATCAATCACTATTGAATCGTGTACTGTGTTAACAATACAAGACTGTAGTAAACTTAATCTCTCTTCTATATGTATAAGAATCAAAGGTACTATATCTGCAGTTGCGAAACTCTGCACAGGATAATTCTTTATCTGTGTAAAGTGTGATACAGAACCATTTATTCTTCGTTCTACATCAGGAAAAGAAAACTCTCTGCCTGATGGTGTAGTAATACTTCTCTTTTCTAAAGCCTCTTTAGCCAATCTGGAGTGCCATGATGCGACCCCTTTGTACTTTTTGGTAAAGTCTTGGTAGTATTTAGCTTCTGCTTTTGTTCTACCGAATCCTGTCGCACCATATAACGGAGCAAAGGTATGTGCTTTAGCTTCTTGCCTAGTCGTACTTTGACCTGAAGCTGATATAACTTTAGCTGTATAAGCATGAACGTCAAAGCCTGTCTTAATCTCATTTATAGCCACCTCATCTTGTGATAAATATGCAGCAGTTCTAAACTCTAACTGTGCAAAGTCAGCTTCTAGAATCTTACCACCTTCCCAACGTGAAACAAATACCTTCTTAACAGGGAAAGTACCACCTCTAGGCATGTTCTGCATGTTTGGGTCTGCTCCACTAAATCTGCCTGTTGCAGTTCTATGCTGTAATAGTCTTACGTGTAACATACCATCAGTCTTTACATGAGACTTGATACCTTCCACAAAAGAAGATAGATAAGTATCTAATGCAGATAGTCTCTTCAAGTCTTGCAAGAAGTCACTAGCTTCTTTCATACCTGCACTATTTGCCATGCCTTGTAATATATCTAGATTACCTTTGGACACACCAAAGCCATTGGCAGATACCCATTTAGCATTAGGTGCATTAAACTTCAGTCCTGCCACTACATTAGTTGGATTGAAGATATATCCCTGACTATTGCAATTAACACAATTATTAGTATTAGCATAAGGTGTACCATTTTTTCTTACCTTTCTTATTTTGCCTGTGCCATTACATATCTTACACATAACAGCTTTTGTTCTAAATAAAATATCAGAGTTATCTTTAACTGCATATCTAAAGTCTTCCTTACTCATGTGAGGAACAAACTCATTTGCCCACATAGCTTTCTCTTTAGGCTTTCTACTATATATAACCCAAGACATCTGTTCAGGACTATTAAGATTAATAGGCATATCTCCCATAAGATTTTTTACTTGTATGGATAATCTGCTTTCTATCTCTTGCTTCTCTGTCTCAAACTCTTTTCTTACAGACTCTAGCATAGGCTCATCTACCTTAAAACCATTCCTATGTGTCCTTGCTAACGTTCTACATACTTTATTTGTAAGTATAACTGTATCCATAAGGTGTGCATACTTAACAGAGTTAAGTTTCTTGTACTGCTCGTCAGACAACTGCTGTGTAGCATTTAAGTCTGCTGATAAATACTGTGACAATTCATGTCTAGGTATCTCATCTGTGGCATAACCCTTTGCAAAGTATTCTTTCAAGGTATCTTCTTTCTTAGTCTCTAAGTCATACCTCAATGCACAATCTTTTAGGTGCAAAGGTTCTTTGATACCTCGTTGTAATATATACTCTGTAAGCATGGTGTCAAAGACAGGACCTTCATACTTGAAGCCACATTCCCATAACCACATTAAGTCATAAGCTATGTTATGTCCTATAAGTATAGTAGCTTGGTCAAGCAACTCTTGCACACCAACGTATGCTTCTCCATCCATATCCATATTATATAGATACTCATTACCTGTATCTGTTAAACAACCTACCATAACTAATTTATTAGTGGGTTCGTATGGGTCAAGATACATCTTCCCATCTCTTTTCGTTACTGTATTTTCTACGTCTAATGTTAGTTTCATGCACTATACCTCGCTGTGTGTGGGTTGATGTTGCAGTTTATCATGCCATGCCAACCTGTAATTTTGTTCTTAACAACATTCAAATGTCTCATAGTTGATTCGTCAGTAACACCTTCAACACTTGCAGGTTGTCCTATTAGTATCATCAAGTCTGCCTCTGCGGCCTTGCCTGTACGTGAGCCTTCCATCATTGCCTGATTAAGTCTCTGTCTACCCTCTGCTTCTGCATTGAGTTGTGACATGTAGAATATAACACAATCATATTGTTTTGCAATCTGTCTTGCATATATTGCATTTGCCTTGAGTGCTTCATCAGGTCTAGCATATCCTGCAGTACGTGCAAACTTATCTCCCATGTCAATCACTACGACATCAGGTTTCACACTCTTACACATACTCTCTACCCATGTCATGTCTTCTCCTGTCACGTCTTTTATCTTTAGGTTACCTTC